AGTGGAAATGCCATTTTAATATCCCTCCTTGGGATAAGTTTTGAGCAGGTTCTAAGCCCTGCGATAGTCCGATGTTAAAAGGCTCGGTCTATCGTTACACCTTTTCAGACGTTGCAGAAACCTTGGCGGGTTGCTGCTCAATCCTTTTTTCAGGAGGACTCTTGCGGAAGCCTCGCTCTAAGTATACGTCTTCAAACGATACAGGAAGGTTAGGACATTCGACCCACTTCCCCATACTTTTGTTGAAATGCCAGTAAGATCTTTTTTTAACCCCATTGACAGTCATACCTTGTAAGCCAGATTTAACCACAAGAGCCTCCTAATAAAAACTAACTGGTTGACGGGTTTCCGATCTCGTACTGGATTGCAGCACCACGGGTATCGTCAACTTCAAAGACTGCGTAGTCTTCAGTAACAACTATCTCATGCGCTCGCAGGGAAATATCCCGTTCACGCTCTTCTCGCCTTGCCCTTGCAGCAAGATGACCCATAGCAGTCTTGTCAGCAATAACCCCGTAACCGGAATCAACGCTACCAATCTTTGCTATGTTCCCGTCTTCAAAGAAGGGAACCCCTGCAACCTTTATACCCGACCAGTAATCTTTTACTGCGGGTTTATCGAAAGCATCAGGGAGTGGGTAGGTAGCGAGAGTGTTACCTACGTCAGTTGCCAGTTTCCAGATTGCGTTAGGGTGATGAACGACAAAAATATCGCTACCAAACTGATCTGCCTTTGCGTTAGCAATAACTGCTGACGTATTAGCAAGAGTAAAGTTTGCACCGTCTGCACCAAGAACTGTTCCACCATTAAGTGATGGGAACAGGGCAATGATGTCGTTGTCTTTCTTGCGAGCCATTGCGTCACCCATCTGGCGACCAATGATCTTGAAGACATCTTCATTGTTCTGCTGGAGAAGAACATCGGTAATAATTACCTTCAGGCCAACTTCAGCGGTAGTAGCGGTGACAGTTGATACATCAATGTCTTCGCTATCGATCATGTCTTGACCTTCTGCCAAGTCCTCAGCGGTCATCTGTGCGACCTTGGGGATTGTCAGTTGGTACTCGCCCTTACCAAGATTGAACTTTTCAATAAGTCCAACCATCGGGGCATTATGTTCTTCGGTATACCTGGCTGATGCAAGCATGATTCGACTCATGTTTTGCAGATTGCCAGTACCGGAAGTTTGTACTGCCATTATTTATACCTCAGCCGAAAATGGTAAGCCCTAGCTTCTGAGAAGCAGCGCGAGCCATTTCTGTACTTATCGCAGTATCACCTGCGTTATATCTATCCAAAACGTCCTCGGCATTGGTAGGTGCTACATCAGCGGCTGGAGTGGCTCCGTTCATTTGCTGCCCCGGGGTAACCTGCTGAACTGTTTTTTCCAGCTTGGAAATCCTGGACAACGCCTTCGCGTGTCGCTCCATAGACTGCGGGTCGGGAAAGTCCTGCAACTCTGCGTATGGAATCCCGTACTGTGACGAGAGTTCATATGCCTTGGCAAGTTGTGTACGGGAGTTCAACTCCTGCTCAACCTGCTGTTGTCGCGCTGTTACCTGCTCCGCCTGGGCGTTCGCAATATAAGCTTTCTTTGCCAGACCAGCCTGATGGTTGCCCATCTGCTGTGCAGTCGCATCGTCTATACCCTGATTAATAAGGTTCTGGGTTATTTCCTGGCCGTATGCAGCCACCTCTGCCTCTAAGGTATTGATGTTGGTTTGCTGCTCGGCTAAAGCCCGCGCCTGCTCTGACTGTTGAAGCTGAGTTTCCATCTCTGCCATCCGTTTATCGGTAGCAGACTGGTACTTGCGAAACTCCTCGCCTGATTGTGGTGTAGTTCCTTCCGTGCTTTGAGGTTCGGTCTGAGATTCAATCTGAGGTGCAACCCCGATAGGTGTGTCTGCCGGTTCCGACAAATCCTGCTCGACCTCTGGTTCAGCAACTGCTTCTACCGGAGTTTCTTCAGGACTCGGCGGGGTTTCGGCAACCTCTACCGTGGATTCCGTTCCTACATCATTTCGCTCAGTAACCATAGTTGTCTCCAGAACATGACACCGCTAGATGGCATATCCCACTTTTGGGGTTTTACAAATAATAAAGCATTGCCTTGTAAACTGGCAATTACCGCTGTACCCCAAGATCAGGTAATAGTTGATTAATTGCCTTATATAAAGGGATATTCGTTTGAGGCTGCCAAGGCAAAATCTTGAAGTTGTCGTAGTAGTATTTTTTCCCGTCAGTTGCTTTTTTCCACGGGGTACCGTCACGTTTTTTTGGACCAAGCAACCCACGCAAATCATCAAGTCCGGGGATGTCGTTTCTGTCGCGCCATTCCTGTAGCTGACTTGCAAGTACCGGGGAAAGCTTTTCAATAAATTTATCCTGAGCCGGGCGTAACTTATCCCAATCTAAAATAGCAGTCACCTTTTCCTTACCTGCTACCTTACCTTTTTTTCTATATTTAGGATCATCATAAAGGGCGTACCACTCATTCAACATTTTGTCGAAATCATTAGTTGGAGGATCACCAGTCCACCCTGTTAATTTTGGCTCTCGTTTTGCTAACTGGATTCTAAGTTCTTTTAAACGCCCGTACTCTAATGTAGAAAGGTCAGAAATAGAGTCAGACAAATCAGTCAGTTTCTTCCTTGTTTCTTCCAAGACATGATCATTACTAAATAGATCTTTTACAAAAGCGTTTACAAGGGCTTTTTTCTCTTCTTCTTTTTCAGAGCGAATGTCATATTTGCTAAAGCGATATTCGGCAAAAACATTCCCTCGTTCTGTTGCTTCTGAGTCAAGACTTATTAATTTTTTCTTAAGTTCAGGGTCTTCTTTTATTTTTGAAAGTTCTAGCTGATTAAGTTCTTCATAAGATTTTTGAAATTGCGCTTGCCCTGCCTGATTAAGCAACTCTTTTCTAAGACTAACTCGTAAATTCAAACCGCCTGCTTCAAAAAATTCTCCACCCCAACTTAGACCAGACGGATCTTTAGGAATAATATCTTCTGCTGCTGGAACAGTTTCCCTGATACCTCTTTCGACTAAACCGCCCGGACCTATCGGAGAAAACAGGTCCAGTATTAATTGTGCTGTACGACTAACAACTCCCCCCGGGCCAACAGTATCAATAGGCTGGTCATAAAAATTAGCCCCTTTTATCTGGTTTTCTATTGTGCTTATTGGAACGCTTAATCTAGAAGTTATATATGACTGTGGATCTAAAAGTCTAAAACCTGTATCCATTTGATTTACAGTATCTACAACTGCGGACGTTCCATATTCGCCTCCTCCTGGCAATGTAGGAGCCGCAAATCTAGTGTTGTAACCAAAAGGTAAAGACCCCCAGCTATCTTTACTTATTGGAACGTATCTTTCCTTGGGTAGTGCCTCTCCTGTTGACGCATAATGAATTAGATTTGCTATAGCTATTAGATAGAGATATCCACCTAACCAATGCCTTTGCCAGAACCTTTTATTTGGACCGACTATAGTACCGGTAAGTTGTTTTAATAATCCTTCTTGTTCACCAATAGAAAAGAATACTCTTATAAGACCTTCACGTAAGACTCTATTTTGTATAGCAGACATACCCTCAGTAACAGTTGAATATTTTTCATTTGCTGCTTTTGCGATCCTTGCATTTAACTGGGCATCAGTTAAATCTGGATAGAGCCTCGCCATAAGAGGGGCAATATTGTTCTCAACATCTAGTTTGATTACTTGAGGGTATGTACCTTGAAATAAACCTGTCCTAAACGCTTCTTCAAAATCCCCTATTGCTCGCGCTACAGACTTTATTTTCATCGCACCGGATTCTGTTGCAATATCACGAACGAGATTATCTAAATCGGCAGGGAATATTGTTCGATCTCTCAGGTTTAGCCCGGAAAGCATTATCTCTCTAAAGTTAACACCCGTTCTTCCTTTAAGAATTGGCTTTGTGTCAAGGAATATTGAATCACGTAAAGCCTTACGCCTTGCAGGCCCTGTTTTTGCACCAAGCCTAGTTCTAGCAGGAATCATCTGGTAAGGAAGTCTTGCTCCCAATGTCAGAGCAATACCTTTAGGAAAAGTCCAAAGATGCTTTCCTACATCTTTTAGCTGTCCGCGCGCTAATGCGTCAGCCCCTGCTGAAAAAGCACCAAAGCCTAATCTTCCTAAAAAGTCAATATCTTGGAAAAAGCTGTACAGCAACTTAAATCGTTTAGGAAGAAACGTAACGGCATTAATTACTTTATCTACATTTATATCTGTGCCTATATATTTTTTCGTATGCAACGACCCTATTTTTGGAGTCTTACCAAATGTATTTTCAAGTCTTCTTCCTATACGATCTGGCACTATCCATCTTTTATCGTAAGCAATCATTGGCTCGCCAGTCGCTTCGTTAATTACAGCAAACGGTTTACCTTCAAATGCTGGACCGATTTCAGGTATTTTCCATCCTTCGGGTACTGATTTATCAGTCCCTTTCCAAGGCCGTGCATATTCATCGCCCATACTTTTTAATGCATCTATCAATTCCATTTGCATTCTGTAGCGAAGACCTAGTTGTCTTGAATACGCTACTTGTTCAAAAGGATTCCAGAACAGAGGCTCAAACCCCAAAGCGCGCATTTCTTTATATGTGGCTTGAACTCTTTGAAGTTCAAACCCAGGCTTTGTAATAATTGCTCCGCTACTGCCTCGTTCTGCTTTAGCTACTTCTTCTGGTGCTTTCCAGCCACGATACAAGTAATCGTCAACTGTAGCCATTGAAGGGTCAAAGTCGATTCTCATTGCCTCTTCAAGATTTGTTTGAGAACGTACTAACTTAACAACTTCTTCGTACCCTGAAGGAATCGGCCCTTCTCCATGCAAGGCGGCAAGAAGGGCATCAGCTACAGTTAGATCAACTGGTGTTTTAGGAGCAACCGTTGCGCCTTTACGAGAACCCCACCCCAAGGCAAGTAACATATCGTTGCCTTGATCTGCCGCAGATCTTGTTTCAGCTTCCGCAACTCTAACTGCACCAACATGCTCTCTAAGAATTGCTTGATCGATTTCTTCGCCGTGTATTTTTGATCTTATTGCGCGCTCTAATAACGCAATCGGATCTTTAGAATCATCTAAAGCAGCCTGTGCTGGAGTCCTTGGAGGTGGCATACTGCCGCCATCAGGCGCAGCTTTTTCTATATGCGCCTTCTTTGCAACTTCAGGTGGAATAGCTTCAGGGTTTGTTGCAGCAAGCTTGTGTATCTCGTCAAGGTTTTGCGGCGTTACCTCTTCAGCCACTTCCCTAGCAGTAGCGGTTGGCTGTCTAGTGGCAAGTCTCTGCGTTTCTGGCTTGAGTACCAGAGTGCCATCAGGAATGTCTGCTATAACCCGACCACCGGCAACTGACTGGGTGACATTTTCCATGCCTTCGCCCGCATCGTAAAGTGCTGCTACCTCACGATCTCGACCGACCCAAAGAATATCTTGTGCTGGGTACTGGTCGAGTTCTTTTAGCATATCGTCGGTAACATTGGAGAATGTCTCGACATTGCCTAGTTCGTCACGTTCATATCGCACAACATCACCAGCAGTGGTCCCTCGACTTTGGGAGAAATCGCTAGGAGCGCGCCACGCTTCGCCTTCATAAACAGGAAGCTGGTCAATTCTTGTAGCCCCCCTAGCAGCAACATCAGCCTGCTTTGCAGCAGACCCTGATGGAATCACAGCCTTCGCTCCTCTTGTAGCAGCCTTTCCAGCACCTAGTGCGCCCTTTGCACCAAGCTTCACTATGTCTGCACCAAGAACATTCGCTGCGCTCGTAGCTGTCCTTCTAGCAAGACTTCCAGCAGCGGAGCCACCACCTGTTG